CCTATTGATACCTTTGAATTTTGTAAATATATTATTTGCCATTAATAAGCTCTCACTTTAAGGGATAAAGGAACTGTTGAACCATATCGCTTCTTTAAATCGTTTACACCTTCTGCATGAATATCCCAATCTACTTTCCAATTAGGGTTTCCATCATCTTTTTTAATTAATGCCTTTGCTCCAGCGACTAAAATTCTACGCCTAAACTCTTTTGGAATAAGTGGATAATCCGTCGTTAAAGACAAATCATCTGGCTGTTTCCAATATTTGTAAGTGATTATCTTTCCAGCATAGTTTGAATTAGGAACGTACCCAATTAATGCTACACCATTCATAAGAGTAAAATTATAAGGCGTTCCTTCTTCTGTAATGTCAATATAATCCTCTTTAAACTTGTCGTAAGCTAAATAAAACAATTCTTTATCGTTATCTAACACCCAACTGTTAAGACTCGGATCGCCACAATCATCTTCTAAATCATAAGATCTAGTAGACTCAATAAGCGTTATCGTTCCGTCTGCTTCAAGAAATTTAAGCCTACCGCTTGACATCGAACACACTTCCAAATAAATCTCTTTAATCGCTTGTAACACTTGTTTTGTTCGTGTGTTAGTTAACGAGGTAACCTCACCATCTCTTAATCCAATCAATACTGCATTTACAATGTTTAATAGATTTAAATTTTCAACCGCCATGCCTTACCCCTTTTGTGCGATTATGTGCATATCGTTATTCTTTAAAAATCTTGGTGATGTATTTTGTTTCCTAACAATTACATCAAACCCAAACCTTTTTAATTCTTTAATCAATCTCCTCATATTCATCATTAATTTATTTTCTTTATAGAAATGTCCAAACTCTAAAACTCCACTATAATCTATAAAGTCCATATCAGGTGTCGCGATAAATAAACAACCGCCGCCATTTAACAACTTAAAACATTTAGCAATAAATTTTGCCTGGTTGTCAGACTTCTCTATATTATGATAAGAATAAATTAAATCAAACCCTGCACCTTCTGGAAACGCTGTATCTTTAAAAAATGTCAAATCTTTTTCACCTCGTGCTGAGATACAATCCTTTGTCTCTTGATCGCCCGTTGAATAACACACCCATCCTCTACGCTGTGCCTCTTTTGTTACCTCTGAATCAATACTGTCAATTTCTAGCATCTTTCTTCCATAAGTAGCTTCTTCAATGATAGGGAAATAAACCTTTGTTGGATATTGAGACGCTCCGTCATAAAATTTATGTTTTTTATAAACTTCTAAATAATCTTTACCAAATACATCACATTCTTTAGGTTCGATTTGATAAACGCATCCACACGGACATCTCAACCAATCAATTTTGTCTATGAAGTCAATTCTCATCAAGTTTTGGTTATTTCTACCACAAAATGGACAGTTCATTGTTTACTCCGTAAGAATGATAATTTATTAACTCCCGGTTTATTTATTCCAGCATTAACTAAAGTCAACATCTGCGTTAAATACTGCATCATTTGTTTTTCCATCTTTACCATTGAATCTTCAACAACTTTCCTCACTCGCTCTTGGTCTATGTCTGATTTATTAGAAACCTTATTCCCTACATCTTTAATTCCTCTATCTAAATCCTTTGATAAATTTCCAGAAATAACAGTTTGAGATTTTTGAATATACTCACTTACTGCACCAGCCAACTCTGAATCAATAACTCTCTTAACGCTTCCTGATACACCGTCAACTTTATCTCCTAAAGTCTTGATGTCTTTCTTAAGTCCTGTTCCTCGCATTTCAGATAATTCTTTTACATCTTTAATAACAGATTGATAATTAAAATAAAGCTGCTCGATTTTCTTTACCGCACTTGCCATTTTCTGAGATTCAGTAGAATTTAAGGCTCTCATTTGCTCTGTAACGCCTTTGTTTATTTCTTTTGTAGTCTGTTTGGCAGATTCTTTAAGACTTTTTATCGCTTCTTTCACTCCATTGACTTCTGTCTTAAACGAATCTTTAATATCTCCAATACTTAACTTATCAATAATCGGCTCAACTGCTACCCTATGCATTGCGATTGATTGAAGCATAACATCTATTCCGTCCGTAATTTGCCCGAGCTTTGTATTTTGATGCCCAGCTAAATCCTCAGAAGAATATATCGGGTCTGATTGACCGTCATCCCATACAAGTACACCATTAAACTCATCAGGTATGCTTAACTTGACAAAATAAACACCTGTACTTCCAAGTTCTGTAACATTTGTTGTCGTTCTAGCTTGATATTCTGAACCATCAATGTCATACAAAGTATATCCAACTGCCGCCAATCCTGTATCAATAAAACTTACTGTTTTCGCATATTGCATTTAAAACCTCCATAATGCTTATCAATTACCATATCTATTTGATTAATAATTCTTTGAGGTGGAAATCCCGCGCTAATACACATTGGCGCACCGGTAAAATCTAAAGGACAATGATTTATCATTGGAATCATCTTAAAACACGGAGCGCAAGTAACCCCTTCGGCTTCCATTGAATAATTATTTTCATAATGCTTTGTTGTGTGTTCTATATTAACAAACGATTCAAGCCCTATTTTTGGTGTATCATAAGCACCCGCTGCGTGTAAAATACCTGTATCTGGCCCAACAACCATATCGGCATATTTAGTAGCTAGCATCGTTTCTCTAAATCCCCATTCACCAGATTGCATTATAACTTTATCAGCTTCGTCAAATTCACTGTCAATTTCAAGTAATTTACAAGCCACATCGCCAACTGTTAAAAAATAAAGATTGTCATATCTATGAATTAATTCCCGCATAACTGACATTGTGAAAGGATAAGCCTTTTGTATACCTGAACCACTTAAACACCATAAAATTATCATTTTCTTTTTAGGTTCGATATTCCAAGATAAGCCACTGTATAAATCAAAAAAACTTTCTACCTTATTAATCTCTTTTTTAGAAAAGTACAACTTCGGATTCAATTCTTCATCTGTTAGTATATCGGGATCTATTCCTGCAAGTCTAAAAGACTTTTCATATACATTAACGCTACCCTGTTTAACCCTTTCCCATTTAGGTAACTTATAATCAGGATCACCGGCAAACTTTAGCAATGACACCTCATTACTTTCACTAAAATTCACATAAACATCTGCTCCGACTTCTTTTTTTTCTTTATCCCAAACTCCTTGAATTTCTGTGTCTGAAACTGTCTTGTCAGGCGTAACGATTATCCTATCTACGTTAGGATTGTGCCTCAGTATCTCCTCTCCGCGCTCTGTGACGGACATAACGATCTCGTGACCTTTATCCTTAAGATACTTAATAACAGGCGTTAAAATAATAACGTCGCCATAAGCTCCCCATCTTACAAAGTGATATTTCATTTTTTAATCCCACACACTGTTATAAGGTTTTTATCCCTTCCGCCACGTCTAATTGCGCTTTCATCATAATTTACATCTTTAACTTCATATCCACATTTATTAAGAAATTTTGTAATACTATATTCACTAAATAAATGAATATGCTCGTGAGGTCTATAATGCCGCCAACTTAAAATGTCTTTTAAATCAATATCATCCGTACTTGGCGTACAAATAAAAACATATTTAGGGTCTAATCCCACCAATATTTTTTTAGGATTTTTGATATGCTCCAGGCTATCCCAAAAAGTGCAAACACTAAAATCATCAAAAAGATTCTCAATATAATTGAACCTCTTAGAATAAGGGTTAATATCAAATCCTATACATTTATCGAAATACTGTCTACATTCATCAATAAATACTCCTGTAGCGCATCCAAAGTCTAAGATTTTTTTTCTGTCTTTCTTATCAACATTACCTAACACCATATCCATGCGTACTTTTAAAATATTCTTGCCTATATCTGTATTCTCATAATGTTTGTATTTTGACATATAGTCTTGAAGGTAAATCATGCTATCAGGCTTTAAACTGCTTGAAATTAACATACATTCATTACAACAATATAAATCTGATGTCATAAATGCCATTTCAGAACCACAAGTCATACATTTCATTTAAAGAATCCTATCTTTTTTAAGTATTGGTGTTTATGGAGTTTAATCGCCATATTCTCATCTTTTTCAACTGCATATTCAAAATCTGTCGCCATTTTAAATTGATGCTCTAAATGATATCGCCAAAAGTCTCTGCATACTGTGCTTCCACAATGTTCCGGCTCAACCTTAGCTTTCTTCTTTCCTTTTTTAATGTCATAATAAACATTTCTGCTAGGACACTCCCAAGTAAAATACTTTCCGCATACTTTACATCGAGACAATATCCCTGTTGTCGTACTTGAATTATTTGCTACATCTATTCGCAATTTCTACTCTATCCATTATTTCATTTATATTAAAATTCACACATATTGGCAACCCATTAACCATTTTACAACCTTCATATTTATATGATCCTTTATGGCAAGGCGAACATTCAGCCGGAGATTGTAAACATAAGTCGTTTTTAGCGTACTTAGTAACATTCATAGGACTTGAAGCTGTTAAAAGAAATATCGTTGGCGTTCCCCATACATTTGATCCTACCCCTAACCCACTTTCCATTGAAATCACACAATCACAATACTTTGAAATCAAAACTGCTTGCATAAAAGGTTTTTTTCCTACAATACTTACTATTCTATCGCTTTTAAATACAAGGTCCTCATCATCACCTGTAAGAATAATCTGTGCATTATCATATTTCTTTAAAATCTTATTTGAAACTTCTTCTGCTTGAACAAATCTCTTATGCTTTGACGTTCCTGCTAGATTAATAAGCACTAGAAACTTATCTTTAAACTGCTTCATCCATTTTATAGTTATCGCATATTCATCATCTGTAAAGAATAACTCTGGCTTATACCTTCCACAATGTTCTTCTAATCCAGCCCAACCAAGCGTTTGATCGTAAAAGTTAATTTCTCCTAATTCAGACCTTCTTTCTTCACTCGATGCTTTGTATAGCTTGTCGTCTTCCATCGCAATACAGCCATGCTCTAGCGAAGCCCACAGGTTAATTACCTTATCATACCCTTTTGATATTTCTTCCCAATGATCTAATATGTATTGCCATTTCATTTCTTTTGTCGGCTCAAAATGTCTTAAATTATCAATAAACGGATTATTTCCTAATACTTGAAAGCCTTTGTGATTGACTTCAAAATCTACTTGATACCCTAAATCTTTAAGTAAACGAGGTAAATGTGAAATAAATATCACATCACCAAAAGCACCATACCTTATGACCAATACTTTTTTCACACCTACCCCTTTTATTTAAGCAAACACTTCTCTATATCCAATATCCAACTGAACATCTGTTACAGCTGTGCTTGTTCCTATTGCTCTTTGAATAACAATTTCATCTTCTGCTGCAAGACTACATTCTGTAATAGCGATAGCTTGAGAAGATAAATCAGCCTGTGTTCCGATAGTCATTGTCCCTAAAGGAACAAGATCACCAGTTCCAGCCAATGAACTATTAACAGTTAATGTTTGAACACCTGCTCCTGTTTCTGTACCACCTACAGAACAATATCCAACCGCATCAATAATACGAATCGGAAACATAACCTTTTTACGCACTACATCTGCGGCTGCTGCTGCTGTTCCAGCTAAACTACCACTAGCAGGAAGAGTAAGAACATTTCGCGTTCTGTAACGTGCGTCATCATAGAATCCAACACCCATCTTGACCCCCTTTAAAATGGGGAGGTTTTACCCTCCCCGATTAATTACGCACTTGTTACATGAACAATATTTTCCTGAGTATCAGAAGCATTAGACCAAATCTTCTGAAACCCACCTAAGTAATACCAACCGATTGCCTTAGAACGACCTAAGTCTGTCGGAACATCTGACCGCAACTCTTCCGCTACTGCGATTCCTTCCATGACAGCATCTCCACCAAGAAAAACTGCTGACGCATAAGCTGTTCCAGCACCTATTTCATCATCTAATACGTTGTTTTCCTCAATAAAAGAACAATCATAATAACGACCAACTTCTCCGTTAAAGATTAATTCAGGCTTTGTATACTGAATCAACGCTTGAAACGCTGTATATAATGCACCAATCGCATCAATAGCACCAATACAAGCATATCCACCCTTTGCAAGCTGAGGGATACTCTTCTTCTTCATATAACTAACAATCTTACGAACATTAACTGTATGAAGGTTTGAAGCTGCCGTTGCTGTCGCTGTACCATTAGTCGTGAAAGTTACTGCATCAGTAGCCGTCAAAACTGCTTTATACTCAGCCGAAGTAAACTGCGCTCCTGCGGCTGCGTCCAAAACGTCCTTAATATCATCCCTAAGACGTTGCTGAACAGGACTTTTAATATCAAACATGGATAATGCTTCAAGTTTTCCTGTATAAGGAATCTTGTTACCATATTCAGTGATAGTCAAAGTACCTTTACTGATTGTAAACTTATCAGAAGGAACAGTCGTTGTTTCAACTAAAGTTCCGCCACCTGTAGCCAATTTAAGAATTTTATCAAAATTCATTGTATCGGCTTTACCTTTCATTCCATCTACTTTTACATCACAAAACTGGCGAAACCTTGCTAACTCATAAGACGCAAACCGCATCTTATCCGATAACTCCGGATTAGCTAAGTAACCCCCGTCTGCTGATGTACTCCATAATTGACCTGCCATCTTTATCTCCTTGCCCTAGCAAGAGTTATTGTCTTGACCCGCCTCTTAATGATACAAACTTGTCTAAACTTTCCTCTGGCGTTATGGGCTTTTCTTTTGTTTTAGTTTTTTGAGAACCTTCGCCCTCACCCTTAAAACCAGACTGCGCCTCTTGAGATTCTTCCTCTTCCTTCTTTACTTCTTTCTCTTTTGGCGTAAAACGAGATTTGAAAGCGTCTACTTTAATCTTTAATTGACTCTTAGCAAACTCTGTCGCTTGTTGTGGTGTCATGCCTTGTGCAATCCCACCTTGTAAATACCCACTTGCTAAATCTGACATATCAGTTTCAAAGTCTTTTAACTCAGGGTCTTTAAAGATGCCAGTATAAGCCGTTTCTACTTCTTTCATCTGAGCGTATCTCTGCTCAACTTGGCTTACAGCGTCACTAACCCCTAACTCTCTTGACCTCTTAATCAAACTTAACGATTTTGATGCTAACTCCTCTGAATCAATCTCACCCGCTTTATGTAACTTTTCTAACCTATCAATCTCCTTGTCAATCTCATGTACTACTGGAGCTTTGACTTTAGGTTTTTGGTTACGATCAGCTAAGATTTTATTCAATGTTGCATTTTCCTGTTGGGTTCTTACAATTTCGCTATCTTTTTCTTTCATGCGACTTTCAATCTCGTCGAGCTTTTTTGTAAGAGTCTCAATAGCATTAGGGTCAACCTCTTTGGTTTCCTCTTGCCCTTGAGTGTTTTCTTCTTGCTCACTCATCTGGTTACTCCTTTTTCATTTGTTTATAAGACATTGAACCTAAACCAAGTATCGACTGGATAGCTTGACGCAATTTCCTGATAGCTTTAACCATCATTCTTGCCTCGACTTCTCCGTTATCAATAGCTGAGTTTATGTTTGCCTTTTCCATATCATCTAATACAGATGAAACTATTTTCCATCCGTTAGACGAAAGCATTTCTTTTACTTCTACCGCTTGATTATATTGTTTTTTATCTAAATCACTTACCATGAGTCTTATCCGTTAAAAATGGTTTATTGGGCTTTACTTTTTTGGTGTTATTTACTTTCTTTTCTTTCATTATCTATCCCCAATCTTAAGTTCTGGCGTTACCACTTGCTGTTCTGTTGGCGACTGTGGGAAGTCCGGGATTTGTCCTGTTTTTCCCATTGACTGATTGACTGACTGATCAATCTCATCATTAGACTTCATTAAGTCCTCAATATTTTCAAAGCCATTGCTCTGCATTGCTCTTTTAACAACCTTCTTAACATCAAATAAAGCCATTAACATTTCGTTAGTTAATACTCCTTTTAACAACTCATTATATCTAGTTTGTTCTTCTGATTGGTTCATAAACCGACTGATACCTATTGGTCTGAAATCTAGAGCTATATCACGATTCTTTCTTAAATACTCAATATCTAGTTTACGAACACGAACCATCTTCTTTTCCATACCAATTACATTTCTTAAAGCATCAACAACTGGCATATTCCTTTCGACTTCTTTAAATCCCATAATCTTATCAACATAACTCTGTGGGCATTTATCTATTGTATACTTAATGATTTTAGTGATTGATCTGCCTAACCATTCGGCCTCAATAAACTTTGCCATCTGTAAGAATCTATTATCACTACGGCTTAACTTGATCTGTACCTCTCCAAGTGTCTCATCTGCCCCTGCTGTTTGCTGTCCTTGAGCTGTCCTTGAAATACCGTAGGTCTCTTGTAGGATTTGGTCTAGCGTACTCAATACAGCCATTCCATCTACTGTCATACCCATATCAATGGGCTTAATCGCTTTAGGATCACAATGCCAAATTGCCGCGGGCTTAACCTCAACTGTATCCCAGTCAACGTCTGCATTTTTATCAACTGCAACCATCTGCATAACTGCCATCTTCCAGTTATCCATCCATAGATTAATTACACTATTAGCTGTTTCAGATACAGCTCTTGTATTCTTAATAAGTCCGGCACCGTAAAACTGTTTAGCGTTAGGGTTGACTCGGATAACGTCATAAGGACGCTCATCTTCTTTAACAATTTCTTTTTGAATCAAATACTTATCGTTTGCTACTGTAAGAAGCATCTCAACGTCTTTTTGAGTATCAGGATCTTTAACCTTTCCATGAAACTCTGCTATTGATACAGGCTTATAGGTCTTATCGCTTCCAGTATTGTTAATACCATCAAGTATTTTTCTACGCTCTTCACCTAGGTTTGTATTCTCATTAGCACCACCCTTCTTTAACTCTTCAAAGTGTGGTTTACCGTATGTATATAGATCACTCTCAAGAATATCTGCAATATCCTTTTCGTATTCATCAATAACAAAACGTGAGTTTATCCAATAGAAAGCTACTGAAGGGTCAACTAACACATCATGGAAGGTTCGAGGTATAAAGTTTAGTGTAAAGTCGCCTTTACCTTTTGATACATCTAACGTCTTAATGAAACAAGTTGAAGTAACACAAGCCTCTTTAACAGCTAACGCTCCAACATTATAGAAGTTACCTTTTTGTAGTACATGAACAATAAACTGTTTAAGCGCGTCCCTTAAATCCTCTTCATCTTCTGATACTCCGGTTATATCATAAAAGTCTTTCTGACTTAATAGCATCTTAATCAACATAGAAGCTCCAACCTCTACGTTTTTATATGCCATTGGGATAAAGATTTTACTTTGCCACTCTTCTTTCTTCTTCCAAACGTCTGGATGAGTACAATTATACTGTTCAACACACTCATCAATATCTGGCATAAAGCTATCTCTAAAGGTTTTTGCTCTTGTCTTTGCGGAGATTACATAATTAACTAAATATTCATCGTCTAATTTTTTCATTAGTAAGCGTTCCCTGTAATTAATGTTTGTCGTGGTCTCTTTCGAGCCGAATTATCGCTATATAAGAAGTTCCTAAGTCCATAAACACATAAAGCAAGGGCGATAACACAATCATC